GCAAAAATATATTAAAAGCAAATTTATTTTAAACGTTCCACGACATATCATTAATTAAGTTTTAGTGGCAACGACTCCTCCTGGAGCGGGTGTCGAGTACTCTATGCCCGGTCAGGATAAAGCTTGCAATATTTGATGATGTAGGGGTACAAGTGACACCATTACAATTTTTAGGTAGACAGAGTCCACCGATGACGCGATAACAACGCCAACATCTGTTGACTTGACGTGCTCTACGTTTTTTCGCGTAGTTCGACGTTCCAAAGCCAACAGCGTTGGATAACACAAACGACATAATCAAACCAACAACGTCCGCATCATTGCGGTTATTTCCACAATAGAAGGAAAACACACTACACAAAGCACGTTTCTGATCTCTGATCCTCATTAGTCGCTCTCAGAACCGCGGTAACTCCTCTTCAATTCTCGTCCGAATTTCCCCCCAGTGACTTCAGCAGAATAATTAGCAAATCTCCGATTCGAAGAAGCCCTGTCAAGCGCCAAGCGTTTGTGAGTCTCGTTAGCAATAATTTCTTCAGGCGTTGGTTTACGAATAAGCCCCTCTGCTGGCTGTATAGCTGCCGAGTTCATGATGCTATCGAAGAAGTCAAAGGCTGCGTATTTGGTGTTCTCGGTGAAACCCTTAGCTTGCCAATCCTCCGGAGGCTGCGCGTTAACCAGCATGTAGTTCCAAACGATTTTGGAGTAACTGCGACATACCCTACGCAAAGAGCTAATATCTCGGATGACTGCCAATGCAGCATCACGAGTGATTGCTCCTCCGTCAAATTCGATGACTCCTTTTGGGTCGCTATAAGGTGAGGAACTATTGCTAGCGCAGTATCGACTCACATCCCAGAAGAGTTTGGCCAATTGATCCCTGGGGAAGCCCAGCGCTTCAATCTTAGCTGAAATTTTGGCCAGTTCTTCGGCGGTAGCCAAACGAGATGAGACAGGATTCCAAGGCAGGGCCTGCAGCGTGTCAAGTGTAGGACTGGTGAAAATGTTCGCCATGTCCCCTCGCATGGAAGCGGCTACACGCGCTTTGGGACGTCCAGTCTCGAAGCCAGAGTTTACAAGGCGCGTTGCAGTTAGATTATTTAAGTTGAACTCTTTAAGCTTAAGAAATCTATCGAGTAGTGTCTTTTCGAGCCCAACAGCCTGTTCTTCATCCTCCAAATCAAGTGCCTGCTGCCTTCTCGGGGGTGTGGCCTGCCTTTGTTGTTGCTGCGTTTCCGTATTACTCCTCCGGTTGCGTTCAATTTGTTGCGCCTCAGCAGTTCGCCGCTGTTGTTCGATTTCCTGTTCAGTCGGCATTCGTCTTGACCTTGTCTTATTATTCCCTATCACTGTAATTCGAAAGACGCAACCGCAAACCTAAGGTTAAACAAACCCGTGGTCAAACGGCTTGAGTGTTCTCGCGTATTCTATAAAATCAGGTGTGAAAGCACAGCCAATAATCCTAACGGACTCTCCGCTAATATGCACGGTGCAAGGGTCGTTAACGGCAAACAGTCGTTCTAGTAGTAGATAGCCAAGTATGCATGAACCTGCGGCAGCAATGATGAAGCAACTTAATGACTGCATCTGCAGGAGTGACAAACAACCGTGCGTCGCCCTTTGTAGATGGTCAGACCAGCGAGTATGACAGCAATTAGAACCGCGGTAGTGAAGCCAAAGCCACCGAAGAGGTTACTAGAAGGTACCCGACTGGCAGGTTTTCCGTAGTATATCTGTTTAGTGCCGTCACGATAACAACCCCCGTGTGGTAACGAATGCAAATTATCACCCACGTGTGGCAATGTAGATCTAGTTAGAGCGAACAAGCAAATAGCACAAGTAAGACCAACGGCCAGTGCAAGAAAACTCCTAGAGTGATCAGGTGGTGGAGAGAGCGGCATATGGATTTAAGATCAACAACTCCTTCCTGTGCCTGGTTAAACCAACAAAGTAATCCGCGCGCAGCTCGGGAGTTATATTACTCTCAGCGCAGTAGAAGGTCACCCGATCAAAAGTTTTACCCCTGGCCTGTTTGAGATCCAAGAAATCGCAATTATGCTTGCAAAGTAGAGCGATCACCTCAGGTTCGACAGCCACAATCTGCCCAATTGGGTCCAAATCGTAAAGATTACCAAGGGTAACTTGATCAGCACCCTCAGCGTGAACGTGGAAATCTAGGTCGCGGAGTAATTTAGCAGTTTTTTCCCCAAAACGATGTGAGAAAGTAGCAACGAAGTGCGCAGGTGGTTTGGGGTGCTTAGAATTGCTCTGAAGTGGGTCTCCAAACAAAGCCAACGCGTTCAAGTTGGAATGATCACCCTCGGTATATTCGTCGATCAATACCAGATCTCCAGATTTGGGTTGGTAATCTTTAATGGAAATGATGCCGCGAGAGCTCAGATCAGGGTTGGGTACGGCACCGAAGGTTAAACCCACAAAACGAGAATCGGAATCGATTAAGTCCTTAATGAACGTACTCTTGCCTGCACCAGGCACACAATTAATAACAATTGGAGAGCTGAGTGGCAAAGTGGTGCGTTCAAAATCTTTATTCTTATACAATTTATTCACTAGATAATCCATTCAATATTATAGCTAAAACCTAAGCTAAACCTAAGAACTCCCATTTGCAAAGGTCTTTGCAACGTCCGACTTGAGCAGGTGTTTGTTCTTGATAATTATTCGCACACAGTTGTAATAACTTTCCATATCCTCAATGCTCATGTGCCTAACTGCGGCTTCCCCAAGTTTGTAAGCATAGGAAATCTCAATTGCGTAATTATCAATGCAATTAGCCAGGTTATTGGTTTCTTTAGCTATGCACAGCCTCTCGAAAACTAGTTGGGGTTTTTTAAAGATCCCATCGGTTGTAAGACACCACCCGCAAAAAGTTGGGTTGGTAGTGAAGTTGACTTTTGCTTTCAATTTTAGTTTCCCTAGAAAGCTCTCATGCTCAACGCTTACCCTCAACCTCTTAGAGGCGCACATGTCATCCCCAGCGAAACTAATGAACTCTTTCCCAGTCAACTCGTACCGCAGGAAAGTGAATAACATGTTTGCCATGGTATTGAAAAGAAAAGTGCTAGCCTCCCCAGAGAAGCGCATAATTGCGAAAGACCCCAATTTGGAACCCAGGTGCGTTTTGATGTAGCAATAGTCGGCAATGAGGTCTTTTGGTAGTCCGAGGTATTCCATGCAAGCCAGCTCAAAAGCCACTATGTGCTGGTCTTGGCTTGCATCAAAAGCTTCATAGTCAGATTCGGTGCAAATACCCCGGAAATTACCACCAAGCACCCATTTGTTCAACTCTTCCAAGCCCTTGCCGCTATGAATATAGAAGTTCTTCGGCAGGGCTTCCTGTAGTTTCATCTCGATGTACCTCATATATGGGGCGAATCGACACAGTACTGAATGCTGGAAGCAAACTATCGATTGCGCAGCTTTGGCCACACGGAATCTGTTGTCGAATTTGGTGCAAATCTGGGACTTCATAAATATAAGCCCCACATCTGCTAGCCAATCCCTACAAGAGCGTCCAGAATGGTTTTCTATTGTTGCTGCACTCTTACTTGTCTTCTTTTCTTCGAAATCTCTCACACTCCTGGCCATGAATTCAGGATTGTGCTGGGCTTTCAACGGCACAAATTTCAAGAAATTGTCAAGTAGATACTTTCCGTAGCCTCTAGCCTCATTTAGCTTAGCGCACTCAACCATAGGTTTAGAAAATCTTAAGCGCTTCTTCACGGCCATAAGAAAAGTAACAGTATCGCTGTTTTTGTGCCTTGGGTAAATGGCTTCAAAGCGCTCAGCGGCATTTGTGAGTATTTTTCCCCTATTTTTTGAGTGCTCATCTGTAAATTGATCGCTCACGAGATAGCCTTTGCGCACTTCTCTGTTTTCTTTTGCTTTGAAATTTTGGACCCAAGAAGCTCGCACACTTTCCATCTCACAGAGGGGGAGGTGAGTTTTGAACCATGGTTCAGCCAATATCGCTTCTTCAATCTCTGACTTTTCAACATCCTCTTCTTGGCCAAGGAACACCATTGTTTTCAACCAAGGATCACCAGCAAGCTTATCCTCTCTAACGCAGTGGTCTTTGCCAAGCTTTGGTACATAGTAATCCGCAAAATGTGGTTCCCCGGGCAATATTTTCCGTAAGTCATCGATTGAAGCACTCTGTGTGAAAAATTTCCCAAGTGCACGATCATCCATGTTCTCAGCAATGGCCTCGAAGCTCGCCTCGGTCAAATTTAAGAAGAGTAAATTTCTAGAGAATCTGGAGAGTGCAGTTATCCATCTTTGCTCGCACACGCTAAAGCCACTTTGCGTGATCAGAATGGAGCCGTATTCAAAAGTTCTACCAGTTGACTCCCCAAATGTTAAGATATTTTCGCAATTGGGGAAATGCGCTTTGATGATCTTCTTCTCGTCAAAACCAGGCACTAGGAAGACTTCAGTAAAAACCTTGCTAAAGCTACGGACTTCTTCAAAACTCCGAGCCATGAAATATTCCTCAGATACGACCAATTTGCTATCATCCATAGCGCATGGCAGCCTCCCGGAAAAAGTTTTGTTGAAAAACCTCCGACTTCTAGTCACGAATTTGTACTTTGCGTTAGCAAGCATTTTGTGTATGTCACTTGCGGCCCCTGAGAAAATGCTGCGGTCACCTTCACTGTCATAATTACTTTGACAGGGATCCCCAACGACAAAAAGGTGACAACTCCTGGGAACCAAACAAGCAACAAGATCCAAATAGCCAGGTGGGTACAATTGAATTTCGTCCAGGACTAGGGTGTGCCCCGCTTTCAAACCTTTGGCCAATTTGAGAAATGTCTCAAAAGTGCAGACATTGAAGTTACAGTTTTTCTTATTTCTCACAATTTTGAATTTACCATCGGGTGAAGTGCACTTTCCAAACACGCTCTCTTTGATTTCCTGCGCCAGACTTCTTCTTGGTGAAACAAAGCATATTAGCTTTCCGGGATTCCTTTTGAACAAATCCTTGAATAAGGTGCTTTTCCCAGAGCCAAATGTACCTAGTATGGCCACTACATTCCTCGCTTCCCAATCGGGATTCAACCCTTGCAAGAGATTTGGCGTACCATTGAAGAGTGAAGAACAGACAGCTCCCGTGGTTCCACTGTGTAAACTATCGGCTAATCGACGTGCTCGCTCTTCCTCGACAGTGTACACCAACTCAGTCCCGCATGCTTTCAGAACCTTGAGGCTTTTCAAGCTTACAGCATTGTTGCTACCAGTCATCGTGGGTGCGATAGCACTGCAGCCCATTTTGACATTGTGTGCGATATGCTCCTGCTCAACTGTAAAGCAGCGTTTTAAACTGCCACTTTCGTTCACCTCCATGTGTTCACCTTCGAAATTAATATATGCGTGAATATCGAAGATGGAGAAGAACTGCCCAAGAAGCATCAAACTGAGACCTTCCCCAGCGCAGAGCTGTTTGAAAATTAGAGAGTGCTCGCGCCGCATTAGCACTTTGTAGACGTCCTTCACAGGCCTTGATAAAGCTGATGCACCTGCGACAATCACACAGTCATTCCTAGGCAAAAGTGGACTGCAGTGAGTATTCTGGAGTTTGATGTAGAGCATTAGAGTGGATCCTTCTTTGTTGAAGATGACACTGTGCCCCTCATCACTTATTATAAAAGTTATGCTAATATCGAGGAGCACACAAGCTGCAGCAAAGGCTTCATTTTCAGCAAAAACCTTATTCCCCATTTGCGCAGTGAGCTCTGCATTAGCCTTTAGTTCTACTTTGGATCTCTCAGCTACAGCTTTCTTCACTTCACTGCCATTTAAGCCTATAAGGTAGCCTACAGCATGCCAAAAACAATCTCCGTCAGCGGGCACTTCAATGGGCTTGAAAGCGTTCAATGGGTGTGTCTTTCGCAGATCGAGTTTAACCCCGAAAGTTTCAGAAGACTCAGTAAAGTCAGCGTGATCTTCTTCGTCATGGTCAGATCCCAAACCATTGTCACTCCCATCGGAGCTCAGGTATGCACTATCCCTCAACATGCGAAATGTAAGGGATATCCGATTGCCTTTAGTTCCGAAAACCCGATGTTTGTGCGTTTGTTGCAAACCGCTGGGCATAACGAAAGAGGTGCATTCAAGGTGCTCAAAACCGCACTCGCCAGCGGAGCATTTCAAACCGAAGGAAGCGCTACCGCGGATAGACATAGTCAGGATCGCACCCTCCGGCTTAAAAATCTCCTCGTTATCTGCGTGGTAGCCGATGCCAGAATCATTCGAATACTCCTGCACTAGTACCGAATCAAAGGGACCGTACCCGTGAGCATTTAATTCCAAGAATGTATCAAGCCAGATCGGCCATCCAAGAGATTTGTGAGCCCCACCATTGTATGAGTATGGCCTTCCATCTTTTGAGTACCAACCTGCAGTGCGACCTTTTAGTTTATCAGGCGTAGGTAGAATGCACAAATCAGCTCCAATGACGTTAAAAAAGGGCAAAATGCAACCACACTTACAAGTGAAACTTTGGATAGTTTCAGGTAAAGCCACGCCATCATCGCTATCAGAATCAGGCTCTAATTCCAGCATAGTAAGAGCCTCAGTGTGGTTTTCATTAACGGGCGCAATGGGGATTTCAGCAGGGGTTCTCGCTTGGCGTTTCAAAATAAGTTCCCCGATGACACTTTTGTGCAGATCATTACGGCAGAATAGACCTGTGGGGATTTCATCCGTTGCGTTTATATAGCGCACACTGCGCCTCCGTTTTGTTTCCGCAAACCAGACGGAAGGTTCTAAAAAGAAGCTAAAATTGTAAAATCTAACAAGGATCGCTTCGACCCTTTTCCTAATCCTAAGCAGCATTTCAGTTGTCACACCCCAGCATGCTTGGGCAGTTAGTGAGCACTTCCGCAAGAATGCACACGAAAAGTGCTTTAAACGCCCGAGACTAAATCTTACTTGGGACTCACTTCCATGTGCGTTAACAAAATAAGCGGTAAGGGTCCGCTCTAAAACAGAATCATCAAAATCGAAACATGAAAAACTTGGCTCATTGCAGTAATAAAGCGCTCGTGTGCGCTCACCATAAAACATTCTAGAGCTTTGAAAGCCGTCATCTAGCAGCTGCAAAACCGTCTGTGGCTCCAGATCAGCCGCAAAGTCGAAATAATCGATGTTGCAATTACTTGTGCTTTTATACTCCCTGAGTTTCAAATTGAAGGTTAAAGGTTTTAACTCCTCAATGAATTTATCAAGGGTAAGAGCGGCAAATTTACTGAAGTACTTTCCAAGAATTGGCGGAGCACTTGCAATAAGACTTTGTAACATTGCCTCACAGTAATTGTTCGTGAACATTGTTTGCGTCACAGGAGTGTTGATGACCAGCTTGCTGAAGTCCTGCACAAATTTGATCTCATACCCACTTGGTTCAGGGAGTAGCTGACTTAGTTTAGCCATCGCAGATTGGGTATCAGGCTTGTTTAGCGTGCGCAAATACCTATAAATCCTTGAAATTGTTCCGTAAGATATAGGTATGGCACCTTGCACCCTCGCGCAGATCTTCTTTAATCCCTCGGCGCTGACAGCATCAAAATCTCCAAAGGCGCGGTCCACAGGAAATTTTGACTCACCCTTGGAAAGACCAATCAAATGGTGCGCAAACTTGCTGCATAGAAGATCCACCCCATATGTTGTGCCATCAGCCAAGACAATGGAGTTTGCTTTCAGTAGATTGCCACCCGCAAGAGGTTGGGTATATCCTTCCGTTCTCACTCCATCAGGATAAAACCGGAAAGAATCACCTTGCACCTCAAAATGGTAGCACCAAGGATTCAGGCTCTCTTTAGCACCAACTAAGAGTTCAGGGGGGTAGACCATTGTGCATACAAGCTTGTTCGGTTTGACGATTTCCAAGAAGGTCGTTAAACTGTCATAATCCCAGTAGTGTATTTCATCGTGAAAGAAAAGATTCTTTTGCGATTTTGCAACGACATCCGGCAGCAGCGTTTTGAGTGAAGGATTTGATAAGAATCTCTGATGCCTCTTGAGGCCGCAAATTTCTTCACTCCTAGCAATGACAAAGTCATTTGGATACCTGAATTTATCAGCACTCGTTACATACCGATTTAGGCTTTCGACGAGATTGACGTGTTTTCGTCTTTGCTTCAGAAATTCTAATTTGTGATTCTTTATCCCTACGAAATAAAAGGTATTATCTACATAAGTGGGAAGTACAGTGTACAGCATATAATTTTCTAAGGTTTTACACACTGGGTGGCTGTGGGGTAGCGCGGAAAATGGACTTAGATACAGACCGCTTTGCCATAGTCGCTGTTTAGCTGACTCAGGGAGCGCGTAATTGAATAAGGCAAAGTGCTCGGCCTCGTGATCTTTGTACCATTTAACTGCTGGAGCAGAGATGGAGCTCTGCTCAGTTGTTGTAAATGTTGTTAGCACATTCTCGATGGGACTCCTGTATGTGAGTGCCATTACGTAATTGACTTGATTGTTTTGAATTAAGCCGAATTATGCCGAGTTGTGTTTATCC